TGCAGAATGAGATTATGGAGCGGATATGCCGTTTCGGGCTGATGGACCAGACGGTGATGCTCCACGAGCTTGCCGACTTCTGCGAACAGCAGGCGCTGGAAGCGATGAAAGCCGAATACGGGCTTCCGGATATGGAAGACAATGAACAGGACATTATTTACTAACCGTTTAAAACATATCAATATGGATTTGACACAACTGACAAAAGAACAGAAAGCCGCCCTGAAGGCACAGCTGGAGGCGGAGGAGAAAGCCGAAAAGGCACGGGTACAGAACGAGCGCGACACGTACAAGGAACTGGTGGACGCCGCGGTGCATAGCAATGTAAGGAAGCTGCAGGAGCTTTCCACAGAAATGGAACGGGTGAAGGCGGAAGTGTTCGGCGAGTTCGCCACCCTCATCCGGACCAAGAACGAACTGTTCAGCACGAAGATGAACCGCCAGAGCGACACTTTCACCACGCAGGACGGGCGGATGAGCATCACGCTGGGCAACCGCGTGAACGAAGGCTGGGACGACACCGTGGAAGCGGGCATCGCCAAGGTGAAGGAATACCTGAACACCCTTGCCAAGGACGACAACAGCGCCGCACTGGTGGAAACCGTGATGGGCCTGCTCGCCAAAGACCGGAAGGGCGCGCTGAAGGCGAACAAGGTGCTCGAGCTGGAGAGGCTGGCGGTGAAGAGCCAGAATGCCGGATTCATCGACGGCATCAACATCATCAAGCAGGCGTACCGGCCGGTGCCCACCTGCCAGTTCATCAGCGTCACCGTCAAGGATGACAAGGGAGTGGAAACCAAGCTGCCGTTATCTTTATCCGCGATGTGATTATGGAAAAGGTTCTGGACATAGGTGACAAGTTCACTTTCCGCGGCTCCTCCCTGAGAGTGGAGCCTGCAACGTCAAACAGCGAAGGCGGCGCCTCGTGCGAGGGCTGCTACTTTTTCGAGCATGCTTTCGGATGCTATAACGATTACCAGTGTATAGGGAAAAACCGCCCTGACGGCACGGACGTAATATTTAAGGAAATAAAGGAGGAATGACTATGGGTACGGAAAAAAGATACATACACAAACGCATCAGCATCTGCCGTGCATGCAAGGGTACCGGCAAAATCGTGACCTTTGACCGGCTTGACATCCTCCGGCGCAACCCGAAGAGTTTCACCTGCACGCAGTGCGGAGGGACCGGACGGGTGGTCATTTACGGGGAAACCAGCATCACCGTGGAACCGTTCATGGAGGGAAATGCCAATGGATGACTTGTTCAAGCCTCGCAGGGTGGCGGTTCCGGTCCATTACAGCATGATCAACCAGTTCATGTACCTGTGGATAAGATGGAACCGCCCCTGTGACCTGCGGGTGCAGCGTTCGGAGAAGGACGCGGAGACGGTCGGCATCTGCTTCAATGTGGAGAACAATGACACGGTGGACATGATGCGCGACGTTGCCAATGTATTGAGAGTTGATATTTATGACTTAAACGGATGACTGTGCGAACATAAACGGCCGGAACCGGATGAAGGCTTCCGCCTATGAGAAGAAAAAGACGATACGAATCCCCCTGCAATCCATGAGAGTTGCGGGGGGATTTCTTCGATAAACACCTGTAAATGCGGAAAATTTACGGAAAAACCGTAACTTTGCAACTATAAGGTTTTCAAAAGGTATCAGGGTATGGCAAAGCACGGAAAACAAAAGATAGTGGGGCTCAGTTATGTTTCACGGGTGGAAGACATCGTGCGCATCTATGACGAACACGCACGCAGCGGGCTGTCGAACCGCGAAATCCTCAGGCGGTATATCTGGCCCAAGTACCGCATCTGCGAGAAGACGTTCTACAACATCATCAACGCCAGTGCCGACCCGCGCGTCATCCGCAGGATAGCCGACGCGAACCGGCAGCTGGAACTGTTCTGAGCGAACGTACCGCACTACTCATTGTCAGCCGTTAACCGTTCATTCACTTTGCAGGCGTAGTCGGCAATGTCCTCTACCAGTTCGTCGTGGTTGTGGTTGGTGCTGCTGCCCGTGCGTCGGAACATGCAGAACGAGGTTCCGCCATCGGCTCCCTGCAGGTTGAAAAGGGCATTGTCTATGCGGTCCAACATGGCAAAACGCTCCAGCGCGTCCGTCTGGAAGACGCTTCCGTCCTTCGCGCTCCCTTTCCACCGGGTGACGATGTGCAGGCGTATGTCCACGTCCGCCTGCTGTGCCAGACCGCCCAGTGTCGTCCACCTTACGGGGCGGAACTCGACAAACACCGCCGGGGTATCGAACGGCTCTTCCTGCTCGATGAACTCCACATGCTCGTTCCACAGGTCGAAATGCTTCAGTGCCGGCTGTCCGGCTTCGTCTGTCAGCCGCTTCAGCCTGTCTATGAGGCTGAGGTAAATCAGTTTTCTCATATATGTCTATAATTTATGGTTGTCATTCTTCAAAAATTCTTTTCGCGTTTTCCAGGAATATCCCTTTCAGCAATTCCTCCAGTTGCGGGTGGGTGCCGATGAACCGGCGTTTAGGAATGATTATCTTGCTCCCCGCCTTCTTGAGCGCCATTGCCCGGTAGAATTCGGCTTCGGCGGTCAGGGTGCGGTTGTGCCGGTTATTCCGCGGGCTTCCGTCCTTCCTGCGCTGCAGGCGGTTGCTGAACCCGTCGGAGGCACGCCCTCCGGTCACGGTGAGGTACCGCCACCAGAAATAGCTTTTCATTCTTCTGGTGACGGTGATTGTCCCGCCTTCGTTATGGATGCGGGCGTATTCCAGTGCCGAACTGAACACCACGCTGTCCCTTCCGGTAATCTCCGCGTGTATGCTCCGGCGCAAATTGCCGGTACGCACCAGCAGCCCCCGGCTTTTGTCGTCGTTATATTTGCGGCGTGCCCACTTTTCGTTGAAGAACGCCTCGCGCTCGAAGTTGCGGTCGAACTCTTCCGCCACCTCCACCTTGACATCTTTCAGGGTTTCCCGCACGAGCCGGTTGATGCGTTTTTGCAGATTGTCCGTTATTTTTTTCGGTTCATTCATTTGGTTATCCGGATTTTTGTTGTACTTTTGCTTCCGCTCTCACATATAACATCTTCGGGCAAAATAAACATTCAGAATTTATTTTGAACAAGATATAAGGAATAGCCCCTATGGTGGCCGTGCGGAAACTATCGGCTGCATCATTCGCCCAGCGTATATGTGGAGAGCACACCTACGGGGGCTTTTCTTTTTATCGCAATTCTTATAATTATGCTCTCTAATAAGAATTTGATTGAAATCCTCAACATCGAGGGAAACGAAGTGGCGGTGTCCCGCCAAGGTATCAACAACTGCATGGTGAATCTTACCCTGATGGCAAAGCCTTATGGACCGAACAAAGCTCCAGACAGATGGTTTCGTACTGCAGAGGCGAAAGAGTTTCTCGAAGCTCTTGAAATGGAAAACAGCGTTCGCCAAATATGGCGAACGGAACAACCGAATCTTATCGTTGTCCGCCAAGGTGGAAATCCTAACGAGCAGGGTACTTGGTGTACCGATTACCATATCGCTGTTAGATTCGCCATGTGGCTTAACCCTCATTTTGGCATAGCCGTTATAGACGGCTTTATCAAGTTCCTCACCGGACGCAACGTAGGCACGCTTGTCAATACCCGCAAGGCTCCCGCCCCGAAGTACCGCGACGGATTCCTGCCCTTGGAAGCCGCCCTGCGCAAGTACACCTCGCTGGATGACCTGAAGCGGATAGCCGAGGAATGCCGCGTGACGCTCCATCACGTGAAAGACACGCTGAAGGGCAACAAGGTGAGCAACCCAGTCCTGCGGAAAATCATCGACCGGGCGAAGGCGAACAAGGCCAAAGGTCTTGCGTTCCCCGACTGGCGTGTCCGCAAGTCCGGCATCGACTACAACCAGGCGATGCTCGACCTTTTCCCCGCACAGGTTGTCGGACCCGACGGAAAGGAGGGCTGAGCCATGAAGGAACAATACAACCTGTCCGAGCTGCTCCGCACGTTCGGCATCGTCAGTCCTGAAGAGCTTTCCGAATCGCTTGACAACGTGCTGTTCACCGCCACGGTGAGCTATCTTGACCCCGACAAGGGCTGCCCTACGGAACGGATGGTGGAGGACGTGACGAACGTCCGTTTCCTGCTGGAGGCGTTGAGAGAATGCGCATCCAAGTGATTTCGCTTCCATTTGTTTGTTATTTAAAAAATTAATCTTATCTTTGCATAGGGTATCATCGAAGTACCGCGCCTGATTTGTAGTTCAGGAATGTATGGGCTTCCTTGCTACCCTTTCTTTATGCCTTTTGCTATTTTCTCAAGGCTGTCGGATATACTGTGGAGCACTATTTCCCCCCATTTGTATTCCCTGACAATGATCCAGCTTTTTTCTCCTGACACTTCACACTCGAATATATGGGACAGCTTCACGTCTTTCTTGTTATCCCCGTATTTATGATATTCGACCGCTCCGATGTAATCAGCTTTTGCAAGTACGTTTTCTATATCCAGCAGCAATTTGTTCTTGGCAAAATAATGCTTGTGGGGCTGGTTCGTCCATTCCCTCAGTGATGTTCCGGATATGAGAATAGGTCCCGGAAGTTCTTTGCGTACTATGGCCCTTCCCTGTAAAGGTTTCGCCATACGCCTGATATTCCCGGCATTCCCGCGTTTCATCTCCTGCAGCAGCCTGCATGCCCGGCACAATTCATTGTCGGGGATGTCCGCCGCCAGCTTCATTTTGTCAGGCCGCCACTCGCACGCATTGCATTTGCGGACGGTATAGGCGTTATAAGCCGGGAACGTGGCCATGCGCTTGCCAGGGTTGAACATGAACATCTCCTGATACTTCCCTGCCGTTGCCTGGCTGCCCAGGTTCATCGCCTCGCGCTCATCGCTCACAGGGTATTTGCCCTTGCGCACCTGGACCACGGTACAGCGGCAGTTCCACCCGTTGGGCGGGAAATACTTGTCCCAGAACGGGCTGGTTACAGGCAGGGTAATGTTGTGCAGCATCCGGTGGGTGCGGCGTACACGGCCGTCGCCTGTCGTGCGGTACTGGAGCAGATAACGGTCTCCGTCCTGCTCGAACCGCTTCCACCGTGCCGCCATCAGCGCCGAGGCACGGGCAAAGTTATATTCCGTGCGCAGGTAATTCACATTATAGGATTCATGCACCTTTTGAACGTCATTTAAAAAGCGTTCGAACGGCTTCGGGTTTCCTTCCCCATCCAACAGGGAGGGGAACGCCTCGTTCAGCTCGTGGAACACCTTGATGCCTGAGAATACATAGTCCGACTCCTTGAGCCGCTGCACGCTGACGGCATCCAGCGGTTCCTTGCGCAAGGCGGAATCCACCGCACGGTCCAGCACGCCAGCATGGGCACGGATGAACCGCTGCACCTCTTCGGCAGTCAGGCTTTCAGGTGACACTTCCGTCTGCCGGTAGAGCCATCCCATGAGCGTTACCCATCCGGCTTCCAAAGTTGGGAACGCAGGTACCTCCTCTGTCTCACCATCCTCTCCAGCCGCCAGCTTCAGGGTTTCGGCGTAACGTCTGTGCAGCCCCGCATAGTCACCGGGGCTCAGTCGAAAAAACTCCAGCCCTCCGGCTTAGCCAGTTCCTGCTTCCCCTGGCGCGACGTTTCCCGTACCCTGCGTTCCACCAGCGGCACATTGTACTTGTCGATGAAGTACCGTGGATCCACCTCGTAACGTTCCAGCAGCATCCGTTCGTATTCCACCTGCTGTTCCGGCGTATAGTCCACGGCATCATTCCAATCAAAACGGAACCCTTTCAAGGGGAATCCGTGGCGCACCATGCGGGGGATGAGCTGCCAGTTCACGAGGTCGCGGATGAAGTCTGCGTCCTTCTGTATCAGGTTGTCGAGCATCTGGCGGTGAACCTGGCTCTGCGAAAGCGAAGCGCCGTCCTCCATCGTCATCGTCACGGTGAGGATGCCCTTGGAAAGCTCCGAGTTGCAGCGGTCGATGCGTTTGTCATACACGTTGAACGCGTCGGCACGGGTCGATTCCTTCAGGTCCACGGTAGTCCCTTCGGGGAACAGCCCGTAAGCGGCGGCACCCATGTCGCGCAGCATCCGCTCGATGCGGTCGTATTCCTTCGGATCGCGGCTGGTGGTGGTCGCCACGCGCAGGGGCATCCCGAACACTTCGCCGAACATGTCCCAGAAAGCGCACATGTTCTTCTTGGGGATGGTCTGCTGGGCGCATTTCAGGTATATCCCGAGGTCATGTGTGCCTCCCGCCTCGATGCACCACTCCGCCATGTCGCTGTGCCGGTAGTCGTAGCCGGTCTGCCAGGTGTCGTTCTCGTGCGTGACGATGACCCCGTATTCGGGTATGACGTGTGTGCGGGGAACGAGGTTTACATAACTGTATGAGGGCTTTCCTTCCGTTTCGGTCACCTCGCCCAGCTCGATGAGCGAATGCCCGTAGAAGATGCTCTGCAGGGACAGTTCCATGAACCGTTTGAACCACGGAGCTTCGAGGAGCTCCGTCAGTTCCGGATTCTCGTCCCCCTTTGCATCGCAGATACGGAAACTTTTGTTGAGCACGAACCCCATTCGCTGCTGCACGCACCCGGTCAGGTGCAGGTCGGCATCCACATCGGTGTAGATGTTCAAGAGCCGCGTGCGGTTAGGGTTGTCCACATTGACCGCCCACTGCCAGGCGCGCCGCCAATCGTTCAGGTCCTTGCGCGTCAGGGCTTCGGTCAGCAGCTGGAGCCTGACGCTCATATCCTTTATCCGGCGCACTTCGGAAGGGCGCATCCGGTTAAGGTATTCTATTTTCGGTTTCTTTGCCATAATCGTCACCAGATATAATTGTTTTTCTTTTCCGACCCGTAACGGACGGCACTTGCGGAAGCTCCGCCTTCCCCGTCCTCCTCTTCCCGTACGGGCAGGTCCATGACCGCTTTTCCGGACTGCACCTTTTCAAGGAAGGCTGTCCCGGCCTCGAACTGCTCCTTGCGTATCTCGTAATTCATCCTGCCGGGCAGGCTGAGCACCATGAAATAAAGCGCAAAATCGGCAACCAGCCCCACCAGGTCGTAGTTGCGCCCTTCCCCTTCAGCAGAGAAAGCCCGCTGCATGTCATAGCGTCCGTCCAGATAGCTCGTGATGCGGTCCATCGCCCGGCGTTCGGCCGTCCGGCGGTTTTCTTCGGTGGCCTGCTGGAGTATCTTCAACGCGTCAGCGGACACCTGTATGTAATCGTTTTCTGTTATGAACATAGTCACCATGTATTTTTAGGAGGCAGCCTTCTGCCTATCCTCGGTACGAAGGCTTCCTCGCGTGTCTGTTTCTGCAGCTTGTACACAGCCCCTTCGCAAGCGTCGGGGAAATCGTCGTGCGCCCGGCTTCCCTGTTCGAAGGCAAGGGTCTGATCGATGCCCGTCCGCAGGTCGGGGTCGTCCTTCAGCTTCTCGTTGTAATAGAAATACCCGCGTTCCCACAGAGGGCTTACCGCCTCGATGCGGGCGAACTTGTCAGGCTTTTTCCGCCTGTCGGGCATGAGCGGAAGCTGGTAGCCCCGGATGTCCCCTTCACGCTGGAACTCGTCGAGAATGGTGTCCTGCATGAAGTTCGCCTCCATGTAGAAGCCTACGGCAGCTTCATCCGGCAAGCCCTCGTAAAGGTCATACGCCCACCGTACCATTTCGCCCACAGAGCACTGGCGGCAGAAGGCGCGGAGCAGGTGAAGCTCCCTGTGCGAGGCCTTTTTCAACCCTCTGCGAGGGCGTCCAATCATCACTGCCGCCTTGTAGTCGTTTTTCCCGGTGGACTTCCACGACGGGTCTATGTATACCACCAGTTGCTCGTAAAGCTTCAGCTTGAGCGCCCTGCGCCAGCGTATCCATTCCTGACGGAACACCGCCCCTTCGGTAATGGGATTGTTCATGTACTCTTTCTGGAACGAGCGGTAACCCATGAATTCTTCCAGCCCGCGCAGGTATTCGGCTGTATAACGTTCCGGCCACGAGGGATTCCCGTCCCTGTCGAAGGCGTTTACGGCACTGGTATGTACGGTCGGGCTGTCGATAACCTTCTGGAGCACGCTGTTGCGGCTGATGAGGTTCCCTACCATAATGAAACGCCCGCCTTTACCCCCAAAGCATCCGAAGAGGGCTTCCTTGACCCATTTGGTCATTTCCCTCACACGCGCTTCGCTCCGGCACATCTCGTCATCATCCAAGTCGTCCGCGACAATGTAGTCGGGGCGCATTTCCCGGAAACGCAGGCCTCGTGGGGACTGGCCTCGTCCACGGGAAAAGAAAGCGCAGTTGTCCCGGGTTACGAACTCCCCCTCCTGCCAGATTCCGCTGCCCGCCTGCTCGCCGAAGTCGGCGGAGATGTATTGGTTCGACTGCAGTTCCGCCTGCAGGTCACCCAAAAGGGCATCGGCGTTTTCCTCGCTCTTGCCGACCAGCACCATCACATGCAGCTGGCCGTTGAACTTCAGCCAAAGGGGAATCCCGATATCCAGGTGCACGGACTTGGCATGCCCGCGCGGCCATTTAAAGACGGCGCGCATATTCGGGTGCGCCATCACGTATTTTGCGGCGTCGTTCTGGAATTTCGCGTTCGGGCACTCGCAATAATGGGGCAGGTACCTTTGGCAGAAATAAGCGTAGTCCTTCAAGGCACGTGCGATGTTCCGCCTGCGCTCTGTCTCGCTTTCCATGCGCTTTCCCGACGTAAGCCGTTCAACCCTCTTGCAGTGCTCTTTCCAGCGCCACATCGCCGCTTTCCGCTCCTGCTCCGTCATACTCCTCCTCCTTTCTGCGAAAAGACGGCGTTCAGGTAGTCATCGTGCAGACGATTCACCAGCCGGAACGTTTCGCCGGTCATTCCGGGGTACCCGCCACGGTTTTCCTCCAGCCACCGCTCGAAGTCGATGAGCGTGTCCACACGGTCCACCACGTTCGATTTCTTCTCCAGCTTCTCGATGGCGGTGGCGGTCTTCACCAGCTTGTCGCCTATACCCGGCAGCATGTCCTCATTTCCGGGCTCGCCCGCCTTGTCAAGCAGCGTGTTGATGGATTCCAGCAGGCGGTTGACCAGCTGCGGGCGCGTGATACTGCGTGCGGCCTTCATCTCTTTCCATCCGAGCGTGTTCACCCAGCGGCTAAGGGTCTGCCGGCTTATGTCCACTTTCTGCAGGATGTCCTCCTGCGGAAGCCCGGAGAGGTAAAGCACCCTTGCCAGTTCCTGTTTTGTGTCGTTTCTTGCCATGCTTTTTCAATTAACGGTTAAACATCATTCCGTGCAAAGTTGTGTCCTTTTATGCAAATCCGGAAAAAGGTATGCAACGGTTTCCGGCAATGCTGCAAGCCTTACATAACCGTGCGCAACGGTTGCACACTTTTTTGCCAGTCCAAAGCGTCTGCACTAAATTCGCCGCAAAAAGAAAGCGAAATGAAACGGATCAGAATATCCAATGAGACATTGAACAGCTACGGGACCTGGATCAGGACCGATGGCGTGGACATGGCGCAATACCTGCGTAATCCGGTACTGCTATGGATGCATTACCGCGGCAGGATTATCGGATGCATGAAGGACGTACGTGTGGAAAACGGCGAAATCACCGGGGAGCCTTACTTCGACGAGGTGCTGGAGGAATCACGTACGGCGAAGGCCCAGTATGAAAAAGGCACCTTGCGCATGGCTTCGGCAGGTTTCGACATCATCGAGACCAGTGACGACCCCGCACAGCTGAAGCCCGGCCAGACACGCCCTACCGTCACACGGTCGAAGCTGGTGGAGGTGAGCATGGTGGATATCGGAGGAAACGATGACTCCATCGTGCTGAGCTACGGAGGGAAGCGCCTTACGCTGTCAGCCGGAGAGGACTCCGGCGCCTTGCCTTTACTGGAACCAAAGACTAAAGATTTCATAAACTTAAAAAATAGGACAAGCATGAACGAACAACTGAGAACCATCGCCCTGATGCTGGGACTGGCGGATTCCGCCACGCTGGCAGAAGTGCAGCGGGAAATCAACCTGCTGCTGGGTTACAAAAGCGCAAACGGCACGTTGCGCACGGAAAAGGAAAGCCTGCAGAAAGAAATTGACACCCTTCGTCTGAGCGGCATTGCCTCGATAGTGGACGAAGCGGTGGCCGCCGGAAAAATCGATGCTGTACGGAAAGCCCACTTCATTGAGTTGGGAAAGAAAATCGGCCAGGAAAGCCTGAAGCTGACATTTGAAGCCATGCACGCGGCTGTAAGGCCGTCTGCCCTATTGGGCGGCGGGAATGCCCGGACGGACAGTAACACCGGCGGTTGGAAAAAACTGAGCGAGGTGCCCGCCGAAGAACTGAAGCTGATCCGTGAAAACGACAGGCAGCAGTACCGCCGGCTGTATAAGGCAGAATACGGCATCGACTGCCCGGAGTTTAAATGATTGTTGAACACTGATTAAAAACTGGAAAAAAATGAGAAAGGAAATCGTAAAATTCACAACCGGCACATTATTGAATGTGCTGATGAGCATTGTTATCCTGGCCTTGCTCGGAGTGCCGCATGCCGCACCTTTCGGTGCGGTTGTCGGAATTGTCCTGCCGATGGCGTTAGGCAAGTTCCTGCCCGAAGGGGCTGCTTTGGAAGGTGTCTATACTGAAGTATGGACAGGTGAACTGGTCAAGCGCTTGCGCGGCGGGCTGACCGCCTCGTGGCTGGACGGCGTATCCGACTATTCGGCGGCTGTAAAAAACGAAGTGGTGCATCTGGTAGACGTGGGCGGCGATCCCGACGTGCTGATCAATAACACGACATATCCTATTGCCGCACAGACCTTGGAAGACGGGGATATCGCCTTGGGGCTCGACAAGTTCCAGACCAAGAAGACACCCGTGTCGGATGACGAGCTGTTCGCCATCTCCTATGACAAGATGGGCAGCGTGATCGAGCGCCATGGAGAGGCTATCACCATCGGCAAGCTGAAAAAGGCGGCACATGCACTGGCACCGTACAGCAACACGGAGAAGACCCCGGTAGTCCCTACATCAGGAGAAACGGACGGAGGGCGCAAGAAATGTACCCGTAAGGATATCATCGCCTTAAAGCGCAAGCTGGACGCGCTGCAGATACCGGCATCCGGCAGGCGCCTGGTGCTCTGCAGTGACCATGTGAACGACCTGTTGGAAGACGACCAGAAGTTCCGTGACCAGTATTACAACTACACATCGGGTAAGATAGCCAACATGTACGGGTTTGAGGTATACGAGTTTGAGAACTGCCCCTACTTCAACAAGAACGGCGTGAAGCTTGCAGTGAACGCCACCCCGACAGAAACTGACTTCCAGGCGTCTTTCTGCTTCTACACGAAGCGCGTGTTCCGTGCGCAAGGAAGCACGAAGATGTATTACCGGGATGCTGTTACAAATCCCGATTATCAGCAGAACGAGGTGAACTTCCGCCACTACTATATCGTATTGCCCAAGAAGATGGAAGCCATCGGAGCCATCTACAGTTACGACGGAAGCACGTCGCAGACTTCAGACGCCTCGGCTGCTTCCGACAAGAATTGGGCACAGGTGCGCCGTGAGGCCGCTAAAGGCACACAGGGAGGCGGCGGAGAAGAAGAGGAAGAAGAAACAGTATGATAAGTAAGGAGGAACAGCCATGACACAACCAAGAGGCATACGCAACTGCAACCCCGGAAACATCCGTCTGGGCAAGGACAAGTGGAAGGGGCTGCGCCCCGAACAGACCGACGGGCAGTTCTGCCAGTTCACCGACATGGCGCACGGCTACCGCGCCCTGATACGCACGCTGCAGACCTACCGTCAGAAACACGGGTGCCGCACCGTCGCCGACTTCATCCGGCGATGGGCGCCCGAGCACGAGAACAACACCTCCGCCTACATCACGGCGGTATGCCAGAAAATGCAGGTGCCATCCACCTGCGAGCCGGACGTGAATGACCGCGACACGATGACGGCGTTCGCCGCTGCCATCAGCGAGGTGGAAAACGGCGTGCCGGCACAGACGGCGGATATCCGGGCAGGGTGGAACCTGTTGTAATGATTACAGAATTAATCCTTCATTCTTAATTCAACCGGGCTATGACGATATGGGAGATACTGATGTGGGCATTGCCTTCCGGATGCCTGTCCGGAATGGTCACGTGGCTGGCGTCACGCCGTACGTTCAACGCCCGCAACAAGAAGGAGCGCGAGGACACGTACAAGACCCTGTACGATGACCTCAGCACGACGACACTGGATTTATCACGGAAAATCAGGAAACTGCATGAAAAGATTATCAACTACGAGACGGCATTGCGCAAGTGTCATGCTTGCAGGTATGCTGAGCGCTGTCCTGCTGTCATCTTCCTGCGCCAGCAGAAGGTACAGCAGCCTAACAGCCGTCCGCTCGGACAGCCTCAGTACGAGCGTAACCGAGCGAACGGACTACGCGCCGGTCCCGAAACGGACGGCGGCGCTGAAGGTGAGTGCGGCACAGTGGCTGCAGCTCCGGGACCTTCCTGAAGGGTTCGGGCTGGCAGTGCAGAACGGCGGCATGAGCCTGAGCCTCATTTCCGACGGCGAAGGGGGAGTCAATGTGACGGCGGAAGCCGACAGCACCGGGCGCGAGGTAAGGTACCGCAGGGAAGAGACGGCCAGACTCGCCCGTGACGAAACCCTCGGGGAAGAGGAGGAACAGCGGGATCCTTCCCGGTGGCGGCACCTGATACCGGCACTTGCCATCGCGCTGGCGGCAGCCGCAATACTCAAGCGGAAAGGGAGCAATTCTTAATTCTTAATTTTAATTCTTCATTCAATATGGCAGACACATCAAACGGAATCATGTACGGCGTAGCGGAAATCAAATTCAAGGGTTCCGCAGCCGAATCACAGGAAAAGACTCTCGGCTGGATAGACGAGAACGGGCTGCAGCCGGCAGGCACCGAACCGCAGTTCCTGGAAATCTTTGCGGCGCAGGTACTGGACGGGGCGGTGGAGACCATCCTGCAGAATCCGGGCAGCGAGGCGTTCACCCTCAACCTGATACAGCTGAAGGCAGAGAATCTGCAAGCCGTCTTCGGCGGCAAGGCGGAAACCGACGGAAGCTATACACCCCCGGCATCGTTCGTCGTTACCGGCGTCCTGACCATCAAGATGCACTCGGGGCACAGCTTCCGCGTCTTTAACGCCCGCCTGTCGAAAACCACCTTCCAGAACGGCATGAACATGCAGAACGTGCTGGGCTTCGGCATCCGCGTGGACATGCTCAAGCCGGCGGACGGAAAGGAACGCCGATACCGGATTTATCCGCCCGGAGTGGTGCCGGACACGGCAGACGGAACGGCGGATAGTGCAGGAGGATAGCGATGGAAGCGAACGAGATACAGATGTTAGGGGCGGTCGCGCTGCTTGACGACGGCATCAGCCTGCCTCTTCATACCGTGCTCCGCCGGAAGCCTTTCCGCCTCACGATGAAGATACCCGTCACGCGCAGCTTCATCCGGGCGAGCAAGGCATACCTCTCGATAGGGGTCACGCCCGAAGAGTATGAGGGGTACGACTTCACCGGAAAGATGCGGTTCGTTGCGGAACACGGAAAGGCGGTGAGCCGCATCGTGGCTGCGGGCATCCTCCGCGGTCCGGTCATGGGGCGGCTGCTCAGCCGTCCGCTGGCATGGCTGCTCAGGGAAACGATGCATCCCGTCGCCCTCATGGAGGCGTGGAAGCTGCTGCTGAACGAAACCGCCGTCACGTCTTTCGGGATTATTATCACATTGGCTGCGGCAATGAACAAGATGCAGCCCTTAGTGAGCCGGAACGAAAGCGGAAGCGGGACGAGGAGTTAAAGAAGGGACATACCGAACCTTCGCATAGCCTCTTCGGCGTGATAGGACAAATTGCCACCGAGACCGGATGGAGCGTGGACTACATCCTCGACAAGGTGAACGTGGTGGCGCTGCAGCTGATGATGGCTGACATGCCGCATTACGTGAAGCCGCAGCAGCCGACGCTCATGCAGCGGATAAAGGAAATGGAAGAGAGGGAGAAGAGGCGCGGCGGAGCACCGCCTGCCGGGGAGGCACATTCCGGAAAAGGCATGAGCCCGCTGGAGTACTTCACCAAATACGCAATAAAAAATGAAGAATGAGGAAACAGCATCCGGCATTCTTCATTCTTAATTCTAAATTCAAAAAGTATGGCCGTACCTGTAGAACTGGAAATATTCATGAGGGACCTGACCAAAGCCGGGCTGCAGTCGGTGGCGGGGAACGTAGAAGGCGTGAAAAGCCAGACCCGCCGGCTCATCGCTGCCTTGGAACAGGCACGTGCCGAGCAGCTCAACCAGCTGACCGCAGCCAAGAAGGCCGGACTGTCGTACACAACCGAGGCAGCAAACGTACAGGCGCTCACCGGGCAGATAAACGGGCTGAAAGCCGGACTGAAGGAACTGCAGAAGGAACAGGCAGCGGCGGGTGGCACGAAAATCGACATCGACACCGAAGCCGTGGAGCGCAAGACGAACAATCTGCGCATGCAGTTCAGCCAGGTGGCGAGGGAACTGCCTTCGCTGGCGATGGGACCGCAGATGTTCATCCTCGCAATATCGAACAACCTGCCGATGCTGGCGGATGCCATCGCCGACGTGCGCAAACAGAACGAACTGCTTAACGCTTCGGGACAGAAAGGCGTGCCGGTATGGAGGCAGCTGCTCGGCGCGTGCATGTCGTGGCAGACGGCACTAATAGCCGCCATATCGGTAGGAATCATGTTCGGGAAAGACATAGCCAACTGGGCGAAAGGGTTGCTTAACGGGAAAAAGGCTTTCGACGAACTGAAAAAAGCACAGGAAGATTATAATAAGGAGATGCTCACCCAGCAACAGCATGCGCAGACAGAGACTGTGACGCTCAAGCTGCTGTACGATGCCGCCACCGATGCGGCAGGCGGGATGAAGGAACGGACCGATGCTGTTAAGGAACTGAAAAAGGAATACCCCGATTATTTCAAGAACCTGACCGATGAGGAAATACTGACCGGCAAGGCGGCCGACTCGTACATGCGCCTGACGGAATCCATCATGGCATCGGCAAGGGCACAGGCTGCACGCAACAGCATCGTGGAACAACAGGGCAAAGTGCTTGAAAACGAACAGAAGATAAACGAGGCGTACATCCGGCTTGGCGAGGCACAACGCAAGACTTCCGAACTGCGTGCCTATCTGGACAAACAGCGCGAAGAGGGTGCCGCGGCTTCCTCACTGCTGAATACAGAAGTGGCCATCACCATGGCGGAAACAGCAGAAAAGAAAATCGAAAAGGAAATAGCCGGATACCGCAGGGCTGTCTACCAAGCCAACAAGGTGTCGAAGGAACTGGAAAAGGGCATCAACGTGTCCGACCTGATATTCGACTCAAAAGGCACATCGGGAGGTACACCCACAGGAAGCGGAAACACACAGTCCGGAGAAAAAGACTACGCCGCCAAGCTTGCCGGAGCCCGCCTTCGTGCCGAGCGTGAGACCGAACGCCTGCGCATACAGATACAGCAGGAAGGCTTCGACCGCCGTCGTGCGCTGGCAAGGCAAGAATACGAGGAGACCCTTGCCGATATTGACAGGCTACAGAAAGACACGACGGCGGAAATGGACAGGGCAAGGGCAGAAGGCGGCATCATCCCGCAGTCACAGTACGATACCGTGAACGAAGAAGCGGACCGCCAGCGGATCGTGGCGCGCGAGAAGCTGAACCTGCAACTGCAGCAGATAGACAAGGAGTACAACGAACAGGCCGCACAAGACCTGATTGACTACAACAAGCAATACGGCACCTATGCCGATAAGCGTCTTGCCATTGCGCAGGACTATGCCCGCAAGATCATCGCGGCGGAGACTGACGGGGAAAAACAGGCGTTGGCACGGCAGATGAAGCAGGCACTGGCGGAACTGGACTTTTCGCAATTCAGGGGTGCAATTGACTGGGAAACCGTATTCAATGATCTTGACAGCCTTTCGGCGGAATACCTGCAACGACTGAAGGCACAGTTACAGGAAGCGCTCAGCATGGACGACATTTCCGCCGAGAATGCAAAAGTGCTTGCGGAACGGATAGACGAGATAAACGGGAAACTGATTGAAAAGCAGAACGAATGGCGGTCGGCGTTCGGACTGGTGATACCCGAGCTAGAGGAAATCCGCCGCAGGCAGGAAGAGGCTGCGGCGGCGCAATGCCGGGTGACGGAAGCCGCAGAGGCATACAACCGTGCCTTGCAGGAGGTGGCGGAAACGCAAAGGATCATCTCCGGAGAACTGGCTGCCGGAGGCATTCGTGCGGACGCTTCAGCAATCACCTCTGCCGGAGGGGCGGACTTCATCAGCCAGTTCCAGTCGCTCGGCAGGGACACCAAGAATCTCACCTCTTTGTTCTCCAAGTTAGGGAAACAGGAACAGGGCCTTGCCATGCAGACTGACAAGCTCACCGCGGCGCAGGGCAAATCGGCTGTCGCAACACAGAAGGCAGGCGGAAGCGCAGCCTCTACGGTAGCCATCATCGACACCATTATCCACGCGATAAACGACAACATACAGAGCAGCGTGCAACTGATAAACGAGCTTGGGGTTGCCGATACGAAATTCGGGAAAGCCTTCACTACATTCGCCGAAAGCTCGCAATATGCTACAGACGCATGGGAATCGCTCAAGAGCGGCAATATAGCTGGGGTAGCTACCGGCGTGCTCGGAAGCCTGAGGACGCTCGGAGAAACGCTGGGGCAGCTGGGCGTACGCGGATTCGGATCAAGTGACCCGTATCTGGAGGAAGACATCGAACGGCTGACTTTCGCCAACCAGGAACTGGAAAAGGCGATCACCAACCTCTCGGAGAAAATGGAAGGGGCTGCCGTGGCGGACGCCTCGCAGATCTATGCGGTGCAGAGGGAAAACCTGCTGAAGCAGATGGCGAATACGCAAGAGTCCATGGAACGTTCGGCATCGGCGTCATCCAACGGGTTCTTAGGCATCGGCGGGCATCATTCCACGGACTACAAGATAAACCGCGGCATGACGGACGCTGACTGGCGCGCCATCAGCGAGGCCGCCGGACGCAACGTGGCCAGTTCGAACGACTTCTTCAAGCTTTCCAGCGAGGAGATGTGGCGCGTGGCGAACGAGGCGACTACCGAATACGCCAAGCTGAAAGCCCTGGCGGATGACGGCTACAAGGACGCCGCGCAGTTCATGGACGAGTACATCGGCTACTGGAAGGAGCTGGAAGAGCTTCAGGACGAGTACAACGAGAAGCTGACTTCCGTTTCGTTCGACAGCGTGCGCGACAGCTACAAGAACCTGCTGCTCGACATGGGGTCGGATACGGAAGATTTCATGTCGGACTTCGAGAAGATGATGCAGAGCGCCATTCTGGAAAGCATGATTTCATCAAAATACGATACCCTGCTGAAAGGCTGGTATGAGGACTTTGCCGAAGCCATGGAAGACGGCAGGATGAGCAGGCAGGAACAGCGGCAGCTGGAAACCCTGTGGAACAGCATAGCGGAGCAGGGGCTTGCCGAACGCGACGCCCTGAAGGAACTGTTCGGCTGGCAGGCGGACAATGAAGAAAGCGGCAGCAGCCAGTCTCCCACCACCGGCGCGCTGACCACGATGAGCCAGGACAGCATCAGCCGTTTCGAAGGCATCGGACGATCGATGCAGACGCACCTTATCAATATTGACAAGTCCGTGGCGGATCTCCGCGCATCGGCAAAGCTGAGCAACGAGACGCTGGCGACTATCGCCGGACACACGGCATACATCGTACAGATATACGAACTGGTGGAATACATGAAAGTAAACGGAATAAAAGTGCAATAGCAATATGGACCTGACAGGATATTTGACGGTAAATGGCACCGACATCTGGACGGGGTGCCACTGTTTCCTCGCCGAAACGGAAAGGGGCGGGCACACCAACATGGACGCCCTGCTGAGGATGCCCAAGGCGAAGGAGATCACCACGGTGGATTTCCGCGAACGTAACGGCGTGGATCTTCCGGCAGACCCGAACCTGAAGCTCTCCAGCATCGAGCGGACGCTGCAGTTCTGGCTTTCGGCGCAATCGGACGCCGTGAGGCTGCAACGCTACCGGCAGGCGCTCGCCCTTTTCACTTCCGGCAAGCTGGCAGTGGCGGTGAAAGGCTACCGCACATACAATATGGTATATCAGGACATGCCGGCAGAGCCGGAATGGTACACAAGCTGTGACGGCACACTCTACGGTGTGCTGTTTTCGGTGAAGTTCCTCGAACCGAATCCGGAGGTATAAGAGCCTTTAAATCCTATTTTAATAAACTTTAAACGACAGTTGTGATGGAACTGAAGATATACGACAAGACCGGCAATTTGAAACTCACCGTTTCGCCAAACGCTTCCTCGACAGTGACCGATGAGGTGATGGGCGAATGCTGCGTGTCTGCATCGTTCACCCATACGGCGTTCGTGCCGCTGGACGTGAACGACCGCATCGAGGTGTCAGGCGTGAAGTACAAAATCCGTTCCCCTTACCGTCCTACGCAAAAAAACACGCAGACCTACCAGTATCAGGTGAAGTTCTACGCCCCCATCCACGATGCGGAAGACGCGCTGATGCTTTATACCGCTGACGGTGACATCCGTTCCGAATTCTCGTATGACGGAGGCCCGCGCGAGCACCTGCAGCTATGGGTGGACAACATGAACCGCATTGCGGGCGGAACGCTCTGGAGCATCGGGACGGTCATCACGGGGGAAAACAAGGCTGTCGAGTACAACAACATGTCGTGCTGGGACGCGGCGTTCGGCTCTTCCGGCATCGCAGCCGTCTTCGAAACCGAAATGTGGGCGGACGGCTTTACCGTCAACCTGTGCAAGGCATCAAGGGGCGAGACGGTGGAACTGGGCTACCTGCAGGGGCTTACCCAGCTCTCGCAGGAAGACAACGGCGAAGTGAAGTTCTTCACCCGCCTGTTCCCGCTGGGATCCACCCGCAACATCGATGCTTCCAAGTACGGGCACGCACGCCTGCAGCTCCCGTCCGGTGCGGCCTATGCAGACAAGAACACAGAACTCTACGGAGTAAAGGAAGCCTACGAGGAAGACGCCTTCAGTAACATCTATCCCAAATACACAGGCACGATAGACTCTGTCCGTACTGAAGAGAAAGAGGACGAGGAGGGACGGAAATATACGGTGTACTACTTCAAGGACAGCGGCATGGGTTTCAATCCGGCGGACTATCAGATACCCGACCTGACTTTTATGCTCGCATTTCAGGACGGCGACCTTGCCGGACGCGGGAAAGGCGAGGACGGGTCGTTCGAGGCTGCGTGGCACGAAGACACTTCGGAATGGGAAATCATCAATGTTTATCCGGACGAAACGGCACAGGTTCCCGGAGGATCCATCGTCCCGAACGTGGGCGACACGTACATCCCCTGGAACTTCTCGCTCCCGCAGGAATACATTACGGCGGCCGAACAGGCATACGCCGAAGCGGTGGACGACTTTCTCGGCACGTACAGCTTTGACACAAAGAAATACAACGGCACCACCGACCGCAACTACATAGAGCGTAACCGTACCTCCCTTATCCTGGGGCAGAACGTACGCCTGCTTTCCGACAAATACTTCAGCACCGGATACAAGGACACCCGCATCGTAAAATGCGTCCGCCGCCTGAACGACCTCAGCCAGGCGACCATTACCTGCACCGACCAGATAGGGACGGGCTGGAAAGCATCAGTGGACAACAGGCTGGGCAGCCTGCAGTACATCCTGACCAAGCAGGAGCAGCAGACGCTGATAGACATCATCAGGACCGGTGACAACAAAACGCCCAGCGATTACAACGTGTTCAGTGCGCTGAAAGCATTGGCGATGTTCCTCCGCAAGGACAAGCCGGATAGCGCCAAGTATCTGATAAAGTTCCTCGGCGGTCTGATAAGCGACAACATCGAATCTCAGGACTTCGCTTCGGGACCGTTCGGCACCGGCTTTGTCGTGAAACGTGACCCGAAGACCGGGAAGTCGTACATCGAGACGGACGAACTCTATGTGCGCCTGAAAGCCTACTTCGAAACATTAGAGATAAAGCACCTTTCGCATGTAGGCGGGCGCATCGTAGCTTCGCCTGCCGGAATGGAATGCGTGAGGGTGGAACTCGCGTCCGCCGAATACGAAACGCTGTACGACAGTGCGGGTTCGCCCATAACCGACAGCGAGGGCGAGGAAGTGACGGTGCCCACCATCGGCGGAGAGCAGGCATACCGCTGCTACTTCAAGCAGACGGACGGAGAGAAGGAAATCGTCAACGAGTTCGCCGTGGGCGACCTTGCCCAGTGCCGGGAGTTCAACGTGAAGGAAGGGACGTCCCATCAGGTGAGCAACCAGTATTACTGGCGCAGGGTTATCGGTGTCGGGGAGGACTATATCGACCTTTCCATAACCGACTGCGACCCGGGAAGCATGGAGCCGAAAGCCGGGGACACCATCGTTACGATAGGCAACAAGACGGACGAAAGCCGCCAGCATGTGGTTTTTCTCTCCTCATACGATAACGATGCGCCGTGCATCAAGCTGTACAGCGGCATCAATTCATATTCGATGCTGAACAAGGAGGTGACGGTCATCAGCCCGAACGCCGACAAGAACGTGTTCACTGGGAAGGTTGTCATCAAGCCCGGCTCTATGGGGTACGAGAACCTTGCAGACGCTCCGGACATGACGGAAATCGACCGGGAGATACAGAACGCCAAGGACGATGCCGCTTCCGCCTCACAGGCGGCATCCGAAGTACAGCAAAGCGTGGCTGACCTTACAGGTTATGTTGACGGCGCTTTCTCGGACGGCATCATATCCGAGGCGGAGGCGAAGGCGATAGCCACCTACATAAACGTGGTGGACAACGAGAAGAAGTCCGCCGAAGCCGTTTACGACGAGCTTTACAACAACCCCTATCTGGAAGGCTCCGCCAAGGTGGGGCTTGCCAACGCCAAGTCGGCGATGTTCTCGGCGGCTGACGCGCTGACAAGCTCGGTGAACACCGCCATAGCTGACGGAAAGGCGACACAGGGCGAGAAGGCGGACGTGGATGCAAAATACGCCTCGTTCAACACGGAGTGCGCTTCTTTCAACGAGGCGGTGAAGGCGGCTGAGAAGTCGATACAGGACAAGCTGAAAGGCTATGCCGACAACGCCCAAATGGCTGCGGACGAAGCGAACCAAGCCGCAAGCAACGCACAGGAGGACGCCAACGAGGCGAAGCAGTCGGTAGAGAGCCTGAACACGTATGTGGACGGAGCTTTCAAGGACGGCATCATCACCGAAACGGAGGCGAAGGCGATTGCCACCTATATCAATACAGTCAACTCGACCAAGGGAAGCATGGATTCCACCTATACGGCACTGTACAGCAATCCCTACCTGACGGGGACGTACAAGAGCCTGCTTTACTCTGCCAAGCGTTCGTTCGATTCGGCGGTCGCAAGCCTTACGTCTTCCATTAATACAGCCATAGCTGACGGAAAGACAACCGAGACCGAAAAGGATGACGTGGACAGCAAGTTCACGGCGTTCAACAATGCGTACGCCTCGCTTTCCTCCGCCATAGAGAACGCCAACAAGGCGATACAGGACAAGATAAAGCAGGAGGCGGCAGACCAGGCGAAAGAGGACATCGACGCGCAAATCGGCGAAGTGGACTTGTCGGTAAAGAACGAAATAGCCAAGCAATTAGGCTATACCGACTACGAGAACCTGAAATACTACGCCGAACGGGGCATGTCCATCATCAAGGGCGGAACAATCAATACCGAAGTGCTGGAAGCCTCGCTGGTCATCACGTCCCAGCTTATAGCCAACGCCATCATGGCGAACACACTGAACGTGAACAACAAGTTCAAGGTGTATACAGACGGGTCGGTGGACATGAGCGGCATATTCCGTTCGATGGGAGGAAATATGGAATGCATTATTTCTGACGGATATTTGCGCGTAAAATACAACGGTACAGACACATTAAGGCTTTCAGTAAACGAAACAAACGGTATGCCTGAACTTTTTATGCAGCATGGAAGCAACTATATGCTCGCCACGTCTCAAAGCATAACCTTCATGCCAGAAGGAGGAAAACCGCTCATCTTTGATTCTGAGATAATCGGGGGCGGAACGGTACGCCGAGACGAAGAAACCGGGAACCTGTACATCGGAGGACTTGTTTTAAACTATGTTTTAGTTAAAATTAATGTAAGTCCGGAAAACGGGGGTACAACCTTACCTTTTGTCGGAGGAAACCTTGTAAAGACCGGAGAATCCGCCACTGTAGAGGCTATACCGGCGGACGGGTACGAGTTCGACCGTTGGAGTGACGGAGGGGCACGTGTGCATACCGTAGTCTGGTCCGCCAATAGCAACCTTACAGCCTACTTCACGAAGATACAGGTTACGAACTACACCGTCACGCTAAAAGCATCTCCATCGGGAAGCGGAAGCGTATCAGGCGGAGGCACATACGAGAAAGGCACCCGCCGCACCGTATCGGCTACGGCAAACAGCGGATACCGGTTCGTGCGTTGGAGTGACGGAGGCTACCAAAGCCATACGGTGACATGGGACGCCAACAAGACGCTTACGGCTTATTTCGAGGCGTACGCCGTGACGGGTGACGAGATATTCTCGGGAACGGCACTGACAAGCAGTGCGTATTGGATGGCTTACGGAAGTTGCTCAGTCAATTCCGTAACCGGAGGCGTGGCGACATTGAAGTTTACAGGCTCAATTAGCGGAAGCGATTATATTGCGTTTAATAAGGGTTATCTTGGAAGCAAGCTGGAACAAGGGCACAAGTACAGGCTTACCATGGAAGCCAGGGCTTCGGTTAATTCGGCTGTTTTGATCGGAGCTATAGGCACATCAATGGATACTACGGATACTATAAATGGGGACGCCGTATTTTGGGGCGATTCATTGACCACATCATACAAGACGTTCACAGCCGAATTTACAGCGACCAAACGTGACAGTAACACATCTGACGCATTCATTATCGCCGTAGTGACTAATTGTACAGTAAACATAAGAAGCATATCATTAAAGGAGGCATAGCATGAAAGTTATATTAACAATATTATCCGCTGTTTTCGCAACATCGTGTAGTCCGGAAATTCCGGTAGGCACAACAGGCAGCCGGAGCGGCGAAAAGCAGGAAGGCATTGCGGTTACGGTGGACACCGTCACCACAGAATACGAATATGAATTTGACATTAAAATGTAAAGGATATGGGACAGCTTACTAAGACAACGGAAAAAGTAAACGAACTGCTGGATAAAGTGGACGGGATGCCCGAAGAGGTGAAAGACGGCAAGACACCCGTATTAGAGACCGGCACCACTACGACACTTGACCCCGGTCAGCAAGCTACATCGGAAGTGGTGGCTAACGGCACGGACGAAAGCGGAAACCCGAAGTACAAGCTGAACTTCGGAATCCCAAAAGGCTATGACGGTGCAGGAGGCTCAGTCGGCGGAGGAACGGCGGACAGCGTGCAGTGGGCAAACGTGCTGAACAAGCCTTCGTGGGTCAACTCTTCCACAAAACCGGCATACACGGCATCGGAGGTAGGGGCATTGCCTGCCGCTACGGTCATACCCTCGAAGACCAGCCAGCTGACGAACGACAGCGGCTTTACCACGTCCGCATCGTTCAAGACAGTCAACGGGCACAGCATCGTGGGCAGCGGCAACATCGTCATTGAGGGCGGCGGAGGGGACACGCCTTCCGGAGGAGGCGGCAACGTGAACGTGACCAACGGCAGCGCATTGCAGTCCGCAAACTATTACGCCTTCAAGCCCTCGGCTGACGGTTCATTGGATGGAACATTCAATGTAATTCCGAATGCAAGCGGTGCTGTATCGGGGCTGATGAGCAAGGAGAATTACTCCAAGCTGAATAATATGAAGCCTGTCATCGCCCTCCCCATTGCCGTGCTGGAATACAACGCTGAGACCACCTCGGAGACCATCGAGGCTATGTTGCAGACGGCATTCGGAATGACTACTAACGATGCGGCTCTTCGTTTTTTATATACAGCAGGCTCTCTGCAAGGGAAATACAACAACGGCTTCGGAAAGTTCTACATCGGCGACCGAGAGTGCATGCTTGGCGGGAATGTGGTAACGGACGACTCTTCCGCCCCCCAAGCCACACTGGAGTTCTCCTACGTGGACGGCGGGAAACTGCACACGGTGGCGATAACAATGGTTGTATCGGGCGAAAGCGGCAATCAAACTTATACCTACTCCGCCAAGGTGCTGGAAAGCGGGGATGATACGTATTATTTGCCGTCTTATGTATATGACCTTGGTGTTAAGTCATCTCATGAGGAGATTCTTGCTGCTTTGGGAGGGAGTTTAGACGGCATTATTGCCGCAATAGGGAATAAGTATATAACGATGACATATCTCTTATTGGGAGTTATTGGTCATAGCATCCCTGTATCAGCTGTTAGAACTGGAAGTACAATTGCCACTTTATCATATTATAACATAGATGACCGTACATTAAAAGTAATTACATGTAATACATCAGACACAAGTAAATCTAAAGTTAAAGAAATATACATCTCCGGCTACCCCCTCAAACCCGAGATTCTCTCCCTCTCCTCCTCCAGTACGAGCGGCGAGATTAGTACGGCCGTCGGTGGCGAATCGGGCTTGAAGGCTATCATTCAGGCGGTGGAGAACGGGAACAGGCTATATTTAAAAGGAACTGGTGAAAATGGCATGGTAAGTCTTGTGTACCCATACAGCGTAATTTACTCCGTTTCGGACAATGGCGACATGGATTTCTCGTTTGGCTATTATATGTATGCGATTATCGGATTTAGTAATATCGGGTTTGCAATAACCTACACTAAGTCGAGCAACACGTTCACCTGTGATAAAACGACTGCTTAAAACCCTTACTCGTTATTAAATAAAACATTAAAACTCAACAAATGAAACGGACATGAAAGTAATCTATAACAACATTATCCCCTTCCGGGGCTTCACGGCGATAAACCTCTTCGGGTTCATCTTCGCAAGGAAAGAATGCGAGCCGCTGAGCAAACAGACGCTCAACCACGAGGCTATCCACACCGAGCAGATGAAGGAACTGCTGTACGTGGGTTTCTACCTCTGGTATGTCATCGAATGGCTTATCAAGCTATTCATCTACGGTACGGAAGCCTACCGGAACATCAGCTTCGAAAGGGAAGCCAACGCAGGGGAGGATGATGAGACCTACCTTGAGAACTCAGGGTATTTCGAGTGGATAAAATTTATTCGGAAAGCCAAATAAAGAATGGTTGGGGGGAGAAAGAAAAGCCCCCGGCCTTGTCAATAGTCATCTCACCTACATATTAACGCATAACGCCATAAGAGCGCGACCGGGGGCGAATACCCTCTGCCGTTCTTATGGCGTTATACGTATGTAAGTGAGATCGATGCAAAGATAACTAAAATTCCAATTATGACAACATTTGATGTGATATGTTTTAACCAAGAGTTGA